CGACGTGCTTTTTATGATGACCCTAAAAAGGGTCTGCAATCACTAGCGCCAACACCATCAGACCCAATGTCTCCTATTAGTGCTGGTATAGAAGCTGTTTATGAAAAGCCTACTGATCCTGAAAAAGTAGCACCTCCCGGTTTTATTGAAGCTTTATCAAAAGGAACGGCTGCAATATTTAAAGCTCAAGATGCACAAAAAGCAGCAGATAAAAAAGCAAAAGCGGATTTTGCAAAGTTAAAATTTGATGTTGAACAAAAAGAAATGCTTGCTCAACAGGGAGAAGATATTAAACAAGAGGAATTGCAAAGAATAGTTACTCTTGCTAAAGAAACTCTTCCAGCAAAAGAGGCAAAAGAAATAGACGCTCTTGCCAAAGGTGATTTTGATGTCTTAGATGTGCTTGCTGGTATAAAGAAAAAAACTGCTGAAGCTGGGAAAGCTAAAACTCCTATTAAAGATCAGGCTTTTGAAACTATTTATAAAATAGGACAACAAGAATCACTTGCTGATCTTGGATTTGTTCTTACTGAAGATAATCAACTTGCGTTCCCCGGTGGTGATATAAATAAGGCATTTAAAGAAGGAGAGGAGCCGGGTGAATCAAGAAAAGCAGGTGCGGAAACATTTAGAAATATATTTAATAAAGAAATTGAAAAACTTGCTCAAGATGGGATACCTATTACAAAAACAAATGCTACTCTTGCTAAAGATAAAGCAGTTTCCGCAGCTAAAGAAGCAATTAAAAAAGTTAAGGATGCATTTAAAGTTAACAAGAAGATGAAAACAGGCGTAACTTTAGATAAACTTCCTCCTGCTGCCCAACAAAGAATTGAACAATTAAGGGCGCTTTCTACTAATAACACTCAATCAGGTAGACAAAGATATGAAACCGCAATTAAACAAACTGCAAAAGAATTATATTTAAAGCCTGAAACATTAAAAAAACGACTTAAACAACATTATGGTTTTAACTAATGGCAAGTATTTTTTCTCCTTTAAAATTTGAAGAAGATACAGAAGTAAAACCTGAAGAAGATACAGAAGAAAAAGTTTCTGAACCATCTTCTAGTTTTACGTTTTCTCCTTTAAAATTTGAAGAAGATACAGAAGCAAAACCTAAAGAAGATACAGAGAAAAAATTCCCTGAACCATCTCCTATGCCTGTTCCAGTAGAAACTGCTGTTGAACAGCCTGTTGTTGCGCCAACTGTTTCTCCAAGAAAACCTCTTGCTCAACAAATAGAAGCATCAAGAGAGGTTCTTAGAAGAGCAGATGATGCTAAAGAAAAGGCAATGCGTGAAGGCGCAAGTCTTACAGAGGCTGAAGATATTCGTAAAAAAGTTTTAGAAGAAGGTGGTATTGATAGACCAGACTTTGCTAAAGCTGAAGCTGCTATTGATCCGGTAGCTGCCTTTGAAATGGAAACAGACTTTCCTACTCTTGATGAAAGAGAGCAAGAAAAAGGCAGAGCTTTTCTAGGTAAACTTATTACTGAGCCTGTTGTTGGTGTTGTTAATCTTGCAAAAATTCTTGCTGAACTTACTAATGAAAGCATAGATACTCTTATTCCCGGTGTTAAAGAAACATTAAACACTGTGGGAGATGAAGGTGGTAATGTTTTAGATAATGTTCTTAAAGACCTATCAAAAAAATATCCTGTATCTTATAATAATTTAAAAGATACCTATGAAAAATATAGAGGTAGAGGAGAACTTGATTATATTCCTATAGGAGAAGATTCAAAAGATATACTTCCGGCTGATAGTGTAGAAAGCATTATTGCTGAAACAGCGCCAATACTTATAGGTGCAGTAGGTGCAGCTAAATTTGCAGCTACGAAACTACCTAAAGTTTCTCCTAAAGAAGCTTTAAAATTTATATCAAGAGAAGCTAAAATACTAGGTGCTGGTTCGCTTGGTGCTGTTGGTGCTGATGTTTTAACTCGTGATGAAGATGAAATAATATTTGCTGATTTAATAAAACAAATTCCTGATGTTCAAGAAGTTATTAAAGCTCACGATGAAGGTCGTATTGATTTAAATGAAAAGCATAATGCTCTTGAAAGAGGTGTGTTTAGATATCTTTCTACTATTGGAGATATTGTTCCTAAAGAAATTATAGACTTAGCTGGTCAACTGCAAATTAATCCTAATGATAGTCTTCTTAGAAAAAGAGCTACACAAGTTTTGGATTCTTTAGTTGGGGAGTCTTTGTTTTTACCTGTGCAATTTTTATTCTTAGCGGCGGCTGGTGGCAGGTCAGTAGTTGCTAAAGCGGGTGAGTCATTAAGAAAAGCAAGAGGTAAGGAAAAAGCTCTTATTGATGGAGTGGTGGACCCTGTTGAAGATACTGCTGAAAATGTTGTATTAAGAACAGATGTTATTGAAGAAGCTCCTGATGCTGGTGTTGTTCGTATTCTTAACAGAGGCAGAAGTGATCAGGGTGCTGATGCTGTTATTCCTAATAGAGTAGATGATATCCCCACTGAAACTGCAACAAGAAATAAAACTCGCTTTGAAGATGAAACTATAGATGTTCCTAGAATGCGTGGTGCTACTATAGATGAAGCGCCTGAAGCTGGTTTAGAAAGATTAGTTGGAACTCCAGAATATAAACAACGGGGTACAATTACAAATATTATTGGTAAGGTTAATACTGCTGCTGCACGTATATTAAAAGGCACAGGCTCACTTCCTAAAGAGTTAGGCCGTGCTTATGTAAAACTTCAAAAAGCAAGAACAAATCGTGGTGGTTATGGTATTCAACAAAGAAATGAAATAAGGTTATTAAAAAAAGATATTAAAAAGGAATTAAAAGGTAGACCAAATTGGAACTTGGAAGATATAAATACATATCTTAGATTTGTTCCAAGATCATTTGATGATGCCCGTAAGCTTCCAGAGTTTTCACATAAAAGTGAAAAACTAGCAAGAGATGCATATGAAAGAGCTATTAATGCTCAAGATGAAGCTGCTGCAAAACTACCTTCTAAAATTACAGATAGACTTGACGCTCTTAATGAAATAATAGTTCGTAATGAAAGACGAATTAATCAAGAGTTAGGTCTTACTGGACAGGATCGCCTTGGTTATGCTTTTAAATCAGATGGTGAAATATATTATACTAGAACTTTTGATGCTGTAAATAATCCATCATATTTAAAAGACGTTCAAAGAGCTATAAATGGAAAATCTAAAGCAACTGCTGATACTGTTTCCAGAGTTGAGGGTGCAAGAAGGTTTTTCACTGAAAGTATTTTTGGTGATCATAGAACATATGGCAGTCTAAGTCGTAATGAAAAAGATAGTATTGATGGTATTATCTTAGATGCTGTAAGAAATTTAAATAAAACTCCTGAAAGTTTAGATTTTATTCTTGAAGCTTTTGCTGGTGCAATGAAAGGTCGGGGGTTTGGAGATAAAGTTTTAAAAAGCAGAAAGCAACTTGGACCTGAACTTTTAGCATTGTTAAAAGAGTCACCAGATAAACTTGCTAGTTTAGAAAGGTCTTTACTAAATCAAAATAAAGTTATTGCAGCTATTGATTTCTTGTCCGCTGTCAAACAATTTGCAAGGCAAGCTGGCGATGATACTTTTGATATGGGAGGTTTGTTTCCATTTTTAGCAAAGAGACAAGGACGTGTATCTCCTGAAAAGTCAGCGGGACCAGAGCCTGAATTATCTGCTCTTAATGATCTTAAAAATATTGAACAGCAGATTATTGGAGGTCTAGGCGGAAAAGCTAGAGGTGATCTTATAGGAAACTTTATGGCTTCTGATGCTTTTTATAAAGCTTTAAGTAGAGGTGTAGATATAGGATTTTTAAATGATATATTTAGCAATAATTTACTTGGTAGAATTTTAAGTAATGTAACTGCATATGGTCAGGCTACTCAAACTATCGTAGATCATGGAGCATGGATGGTCAATACCTATGGTATGATTCAATCCTTTCTTCAAAACGGTTATCTATGGCAGTTAACGAAAAGACCAAGTAATTTAAAAAAGGCTTTTGATACAATGCTTGCGGAGGGAAGGACGCAAAATAATGAGTTACTTAATTATCTTGGAAGACTAAAAGATGAAAATGTTATTGATGTTGATTTGATATCTGAGGGTTTTGTTAAAAACTTACAGCCACTTGGTAAAAATCCATTAACAAGTCTTGGTCGAATGCTATCAAAAGGGGTGGAAAAAGGACAAAAATCTTTTGAAAAGTTAGCAAGAGGTTATGGAGCTATTGACTCATACGGAAAAATTCTTGGTCATATGGCAGAAATGGAGATTGCTAAGAAAACATTTCCATTTAAAGTTATGCGTAAGTATCCTGACTTTAAAAACTTAACACCATCACAGGCAAGAGAAAAATATGATAACTTTATTTTTGAAAGGGCAAGTGAATTAGTACGTCAAAAAGGTTTTAACTACGGAGAAGCTGCGCCTATTGTTAGAACATTAAGTAGGGTTCCGATTGTTGGTAACTATGCATTGTTTCCTACAGAGGTAATTAGAACAAACATTAACCAACTTAACAACCATCTTCTTAATATTGCCCAAGGTTTAGGCACCGCTAAGTTTATGGGTAAACGAAGGTTTAATCCTAGACAAATTGCTAATGGATTAACTGGGTTGGCATGGCAATCAGGAATGTTACTTGGTTCTGTTTATGCTGTTAAGGCAAATAACGATAGTTTAAAAAATAAAGATGGTGAAAGAGTAGGAGTTCCTCCAGAAAATACTAGAGCATTAGATTTACTTGGTAGAAATTTTGCTGGATCAGGACGTAAAGCACATGTTATTGCACCTCAAGAACAAGAAGATGGTTCTGTTATTGGAAAATATGTTTCTGTTCCTTTAGCAGATGCTAATGCTTTTATAATTGACCCAGCAGCAAAAGCTTGGTCCCTTGCAAGACAGGGAAAAACTTTTACTGAGACTGAAATCGGCTCAATGTATAGGTCTGCAATAAATGGTTTTATTGCTCCATATACAAGTCCTAAATTTATACCTGAAGCTATTTTAAGTATAGTAATGAATAGTGAATTTAGAACAGGTAAACCTTTGTATGAATTAAACGCTACATGGTTAGAAAGAAACTATGCACGTATTTCTGAAATAGCAGAATCATTGCAACCTGATGAAGTTAAAAAAGTAAGAGAGTATTTTAAAAATCTTGATGCTATAGAATTAGCAGAAACTTTAGAAAGAGCTAAAGTAAATGCTTCTGGTTTTCCTACTGATATAAATGATCTACGAGCTTGGTATGTGTCAGGTATTAAACCAACGAGTTATGATTATTCAAGATCAGTTGCCGCTGATTTGCATAAAGATATTAAACTTATTCGTTCCAATGAAAAAGATTTTCTTAATTATTTAAGAAAACTTGATCCACAAGTTTCTACTCCTGAATTAGAACAAAAGATATTAGATAAATTTAGAGATACACAAGAAAAGAAACTTATAAATATGAAGGAATATGCAGATAAGGTTCATGTTTATTCTCAATTTAAAATGACTGATTTACAGGGAGACGCTAATGTTCCTTTTGGTTTTGGTAGAGTGTATACGGCTTTAGGAAGATATGGACAATTTTTTAAAGAACCTGTTGAAGAAATTAAATATACACAAGGTATAATAGAAAAGCAAATTGATGTAGAAAATGATAGTGGAGGAAAAGGTGTTTTTATGGCTGACCAGCCAGCATTAAATAATGATGTGTTAGAGGCTTTAACTAATAAAGGCATACCTATGGATATATTAGGAAAATTATCAGACATTGCGGCAGAATATCAAGGTCGTCCTCTAGTAACACAAGGACTTGAATAATGTTTGAAGATGCGGCAATGTTATGGAATGGCGTACTGACTATAGCTATAGGTGCGTTCCTCTGGTGGATACGTGGTACTAACTCACAGATAGATAATCTTTGGAAACTTTTATCTCAAACAAGAGAAGAGATACCAAAGACATATGCTACCAAGGTAGATGTTGCAAGAGATATAGAAAAGATCATGGATCGCTTTGATCGACTAGATAGTAAAATGGATAGTTTGTTAGAAAGGATTAATCGTGGCTGATTGGGAATACTTTACTGAAGATGAAATGCGTTGTAAAGGCACAGGTGAGTGCCAGATGGACGAGGAGTTTATGGAAAGGCTCATACGTTTAAGAGAAGACTATGGCAAGCCCATGATTGTTTCTTCAGGATACAGGGACATTGCATATAATACTACAATAGGCGGTTCTCCTAACTCTGCACATATCTATGGCAAGGCTGCTGATATTGTAGTGGGTGGGCATGAGGCTTACAGGCTGATGCGTCTGGCAATCATACATGAGTTCACAGGTATTGGTGTTTCTCAACGAGGTATGTTTGAACGTAGGTTTATACATCTGGATACAATGGAAGATGGGGATCACCATCCTCGTCCGTGGCTGTGGAGCTATAAGTAATGATGGGCCGTGTACTACTTGCATGGATTATAGCAGTAATTGTAACGGCGGTAACTGTACACAATGTAAGGGCCGCTGACACTAATACTGTGTCTTCCACGGTAGTCACTGACAAAACTCCACCAACTGCTTCTGCACCGTCTGTTGTAGTTAATAATACAGATGTATGTAAGAGTGGTAAAAGTGCAGCAGTACAGACTCAGATATTTGGTATTGCCAGTGGCATAACTATCACAGATGAAACATGTGAACTGTTAAAACTAAGCCGCAGTCTCTATGGAATGGGGATGAAGGTTGCTGGTGTTAGCTTGCTGTGTTCGGATCATAGAGTATTTGATGCTATGTGGATGGCAGGTACGCCCTGTCCCTACAAAGGAAAGATAGGAGACGAAGCAAGGATTGCATGGGAAGCCAACATGAAAGATGCGCCCGAAGGAAATACAGTGTTAATTGAGAAAGAAGAGAAGTCTAATTATTCAGTGCGGAACGAGAGCTATGAGTTTCCAGACGAATATGAAATCTATGATTAGATGGATTATTTTTCTGTCTATCCTTCTTGGCATTGTTATGGTGTCTTTTTGTTCTGTTGCAGAAGAGACAGAGATTATAACGGGACAGGAGACTAGCCCAAACTATATACCTGAGATGGGACAGTTTACCAGATCAGGCGGCACCAATACAGGCGGGGGCAGGGGGTGTTCTTCAGGTAACTTCTGTACCGCAGGTAAGCAGGGGCCGGGAGGAACATATACAAGTACATTTGATCTAGAAGATAATATGACCATAGATCAGATCAATCGTGGCTTTGATATGAACTACGGTGTGGATGTTGAGTCCCACTCAAGTAACTCTGTACTAGCTTCATGTGTCGGTGGCAACGTCATGCAGAACAGTGACTGTCGAGATATATTTAATCTTACCGTTACTCTGCTGGATGTAGACAATGTTGTACATAAGTTTGAACATGAAATTGAACTGGACTTTACAGGCACACGGCCTTTTGCTTTCTCTCAGGTCATACCGGAAAATACTTTCACAGGACTACGGGGGGAGTTTGAGTTATTCGGCATAGATGCGGGGTTTCCAACTGGATTTTTTGGTCCAAGATTTGACAACCCCTTTCTCACCACGACTTTTGATCTTGTTACGATTTTAGAGACAGAAGTTTTAAATATAATTGATTTACAGCAAGAGGTAGAGGTTGTTGATATACAGGAGATAGAGGTAGAACTTGAACCTGTAGAGCCTGAAGAAGTAGAGATAGCTACAGAAATAGTGGTTGAAGAAATTGAAACCGTGGAACTGGAAATAGAAATACAACAGCCCGTAGAACCGGAAGCCGCACAGGAAGAAATGGAAGTCACGGCAGAGGTTGAAGAAGAAATACAAGAAGCAGAAGTGACTGAACAAGATGTTGCAGAACAAGAAACTCCTACCGAAACTGCTAGTACCGATGAGCCAGAAGAACAGCAGGAAGAACAAGCCGAACCCGCTCAGAAGAAGACTGTTGCTCAGAAAGTTAAAGAGAAAGTTGCCAAGAAAATTATGAGCAAGATGAATGACAAGAGTAAGTATGACTCAACTAATCAGGTAAGAACACTGGCAGTTATGGGTGTTCTTGGTAACAGTCGTAGCTTCTTTAATGCACAGGCTACTCTACAGGATACTCCCGGTTTCTTTAGTGGGGCTACCATACCAGACAGCACCCTGCCAACAAATAATATAGCACAGTACTTAATGTTTGGCGGAAGTAATCAGGCGCACTCTGAAATTGTAAATAGTCAATGGAAATAATATGGACTTTATGAAAATAAATTAAAGGACAAAAGCAATGGCTGAACTAGAATATAAAGGTATTAAGATTGGAGGGAGTAAGTTGTTGCTCCTTTTTCCTCTTATAGGTACAGTGGTTGGTGGCCTATGGGGAGGCTTTGAAGTTTACAAAGACTATATGAATATGCGCTCAAAGATAGAAAAATATAAAGCTCCTGATTTGTCTGCCTTTGACAAGAAGCTGGCCGTGCTAAGACAGGACATGAATAATCTTAGAGAACTGGAGGCAGTGATTAAACAGTCAGCTTCAGATGCCAGAGATTATGCAAGAGATATAAAGAATGATTTGAAGGATGAGATTATACGAACAGAAAAGTTAGTCGAGGGAGTGGATCGTAGAACCAAGACTATGCAAGATGAAGTTCGTGCTATGATAGATAAAGAGAATGATCGTAACAATACTCTGCGAGATAGAATTAATTCTCGTATGGATAGCCTTGATGAATCTCTTACAAATAAAATGAAATCACTTGAAGATCAAACCAAAGCAACAATTAAAAAAGCACTGGATAATCCATTAAGTAATATGAGGAGATAAATTATGGCTGAAGCCAAAGATAATATTCCTGATAAAGAAACATATCAGGTTAATCGACGTAGAATGTGTTGGGTTGTTCTTGTAATGATGGCTGCTATGACTGTGGCTATCATAGGATGGCCTGAAAGATATGAGAATGCCAACGTAATGGAGATGGCATATCTGGCATTATCAGGTCTTGTAGCTGCATATTTTGGAGCAACTGCATTTCAGACAGCTAAAAAGGCTGTGAAAAAGTAAAATCCTCTGTATCAAGCTAGGAGCGTCATACAGAAGAATCAGTACCTTTCGGCTAGGTACATACCTAACGGGTTAGAGAAGGCTACTCAGTGGCTCTCCTAGCCCGTTTTTTTTACTCTACCAGTATGGATTTCCTCTCTTCACCGCCCTCAAACGGTTCTTCTGCATCGTCGCTATCATTTTCTTCAAATAGTGCATCAGCGAAGTCACACTTAGATAAAAGCTGTACAACTTTCTCTTCTCCCAGTACATTGAGGCAACCAACAATAGCTGTCTCTAATGTATCTTTGTCCATAGACATACCAGTATCACTATTAGCACCACGAATGCGAGATAATAACTCCAGTGCTTTGATCGCACTATTGGTGTGTCCATTTGCTTTGGCAAATTCATATTGGTTTTCAATCTCTTCTATTACATTAACATCAGTCTCAAGCTGCTGCTCTAGTTCATGCACTCTATCAATTACTTCTTGACTTTGAAGCAAGCGATATCCCTGATTGTATGCAGATGCTTCAGCATATCCAGCAGCCTTTGCAGCCTCAGTTGCATTACGGTGCAGCACATAAGCCTGTGCAAACTTTTCTTGCTTTTCATTTAACATAATAAGTTAGCAATCCATTTGTTAGGATAGCAAGAGACACGGCGTTAATAACAATCAATGCTCTATCGTTCCATATCATTGCTACAATAAACCATCCGGCAAGACCTACCACATGAAAGTAAAGATTTAAGGGGTAAATATTATTAGCAGTGAATAGCATTCCAATAATAAGAACTACGGATGCTGCCCACTTAATATACCAATCTTTAGTTTTGTGTGGCGTTGTCTTTCTCAAATTATATTCGGGCATTATTTCATATTGCTTCTGGCAACACCCTTCCACTTCTCTGCTGTACGCATACCACCAAGACCAAGAAGCGCCATGATAAGGCTGATCAATTCATTAGTCTCCAGTACAGGAAGTGTTACCTGTGGATACCAAGTAATAATAACCCAAGATAGAATAGGTGCTAATATAAACTGCCATGCCAGAGCAAAGCAACATACCCACATGATAGCTGGCCTAGCTCCGCTGACGAAGATGGAGGGGTGCTTTGCCTGTTCTATATTTGCCTGTGCCTGAGCAAGGTCTAGTGATACCATCTGTGTCTGAAGCTCATGCTCCAGCTTTTTCTTCAGGTCTTTGTCCTCTACGAACTTGTCAAGAACTTTGCCAGCTACTCCAATTACGGAGTCTGCAATACCTAATACCATTATTCTTCCTCCTCAACTCTTTGCATCTTTATGATACGAGGATACTGATCAATGCGATAGCCCAGAGTTTCAAAGGTACTGGTATCATTGTCCACCATCGTATCTGCAAAGACATATATTTTAAGATGTTTAAAGTCTCTGCTTTTATCTGCCAATAATTGTAACCAGTTGTCAGGAGTAAAAACAGAGATGTGGGCATTACGCCCATCCGGTAGTGTCTTCATTGCCTCAAAGCAAGCAACATTTATAAATACTATTTTCTTTGCATAGGAAAATATTTCATCTACTACCCATGACAAGTCTTCCTCTGCCACATGTTCAAGAACATCAGTGCATATTACCGCATCCTTTTTGTGGATAGGAAGTTTACCATACTTCTCATAGCCGGGATCAAAAAGTTCATACTCGTCAAGGTTCCAGTACTCAGGAAGCGGACAGTCAATCTCGTTTGTTATTGTATGATAGTCTTCTCCATACAGGATACCTTTACCACAGCCATAATCAAGAATAGATTTACAATTATTATCTTCCAGATAGGCTTTGATAAGATCAACAAACTTTAACAGGCTACGGCCATTGAACATGCCCTCTCCCTGATCATGCTTCTCCTCGTACATCTTGATAAGATTAACATAATCATCAGATGGATTGTGACGGCTGTTCTCGTTTTCAACATTAATATTAGACATCGTAGTATCCTTTAAACTGTGGTCTGGTTTCCTGTGATTCTTTAATGTCCCATAGGTCGGCAACCATTGTATTCTTTCCATGAAAACAAAGAACTCCCTCAAGACCCGGATCATTAAATACTTTCTCACAGTCCTGTGCCATAGCAAGCAACTCACCTGTGGTCCAGTATGTCTGGTCTTTTACATTGACCTGTATATACTTGGGCTTGGGAGTTTCACCGCCCTCCAGATCACCAGTTGTTTCTGTCTTCTCTTCATCGGTGGGTTCGTCCCTGCAACAGTCAAAGCCAAAGAGATGTATATCTCTGAAGCCCATCGTATGCAGCATACCAATACCACGCATAGCAGCGCATGTGCCACCAGTGATAAGCGTAGCCCCCTGTGGAATACCAAGCTCCTGACTTAGTTTAACCTGCTGGTTCTCAATAACCTTACCCTGTTCATCCTCCTCACGCAGCGAGTCGGTAAAGGCGTGCCAGCCCCATATACGTGCATCTCTTTCCATAAGATGTTCTGTAACAGAAGGGTCCGTCATGGACGCAACGAAGAAGTTCATGTCAGGATCAAAGTCCTTGAACAAATCTTTTCGTGTAATGTTATGTGTGCTTTTACCAGTGATAGGTCTGGGATCAAGAACAATACAACCCCACGGAGTTATGCCATTCTTAATCAGTCCCGGCAATGCATGTTTAACTGTAAGAACTTTACAGTCAGGATTAAATGCCAGAAACTCTTCAAGTTTTGCATAGTCCAGATATGGGCCAGCAGATATTAGAGCCGCCCTGCCTCTGTGTGCCGGGTGTTTCTGTACCCACTTGTCATTATCAATATGTTTTAGATTTGTTTTAATATTGTTGCGAATATATTCCTTTGGCACTGAGTCTCTGGGATGGACAACAATAGGAACCTGTTTCAGTTCAGCCGGAATATCATCCAGCTTTTCGTCATGCAGAAAAACAACAAGGTGTGTTCGCCCACCATCCAGAACCCTGTCATCAGAGGGTAGTACATACTTACGCACCGTTGCCTTCTCGTCAAACGATGTCCAGCCATCTTCTGTTGTTTTCTCTTCGTTAATCTTCTTGGTTGCGATAGAATCAAAAAGATTTTTCATGCCCTGATATTTATCTTCCGGCGTTTTATCCTTGTCATCCTTTGTAAAGAAGTGGTCGCCCATAACAACAGGAACATTTTTTAGAATACTATATTCATGTTTCACCGTTTCAATGCTGTTGCCACTGCCCATCAAGGCAAAGTCTACTTCATCTATATAAACAGATGTAAGTGTCTCTCTCACATTGCCCCTGTGTAATTCGTAGGTAAAGTCTTTATCCTTTTCCTTCTTCATATGAGCGGCAAATTCATCAAGCCTTTTCTCAACAGCTTTCTTGGTGTTGTGTGGCTTGGCATTGAACTCTTCTTTATCGGTGGCTGTGGTGGCATCTTCAAACAGATCATAACCAATGTAGTGAACAGCATCTGACCTGTCAAAAGCCGCAAGTGCCATCTCAATAGCACGGCCACCGTTCCATGTACCTGTCTCTAGTATAGTCTTTGGTTCGTAGAAACGAATGGTGTCGGCAAGCTGCTTGTACCTGCCGGGAAGAATATCAGGTGTAGTCTCTGTGTCTGAGAGATCAATCACTCTTTTACCAGAACTGTCTCGTACATTAATAGAAGACTTGTCATTGATATTTATAATCAAGTTTTCCATACCGACAAACTCATGCACAGTCATGCCGTGTGCGGTGTAGATTGTAACAAGTCTGCTAAGAATGAATGCAGAGGTCCATTCACGGTAGTTGGTAAACTCACCGGACATGTAAGAGCCACGCCAATCGCCCATAATATCTACGGCAGTTTGACGAGCAAGATTAAACGCCATCAGGTAGGATGTTTCGGGTGTGTATATAAAGTCTACGTTATATGTCGGGTCAGGAAAATAATAGTCCAGTGTAGATGCCCTGATATCTTTAACCGTGGCACACATAGGATCAACCCATAACAGCCAGCAGCCTTGGTTGTTAAACCCGCACTCTGTAATGGCAAAAACTTCTGGTCCTGCTGACAATGCGTCAAGCAGTTCTGTGTACTGTACCACACCATCTTCAGTGCCGTCATGTGTGGCATTTTCTTCTACAAAAGTATTATACTCTTCAATATCCTCCAGCTTATGATAGTGTATATTATCTGCTTCAGGAAGAGAGTAGTTACTAATATCAAGATTATAATAGTAGCAGTGAAATTCTATGTTGGGTTGCCAGTTTTCTTTGAACTCGTTGAGAAGTTTAAAGCCATTCTTCTTCAGCTTCTTTTCATCAAAGCATGTTACAATTTTATATGTCATAGGGTTTGATAATTCCTTTTCCGGCAAGATAGGTATAATCTCCATTCCATTCGGCAGCGTATCTTCCGTCAATGTCTCTGCCGCATTTCCACTCTCTGAACCACGGTCCTCCTGTAGTGAAGTGTACATTCTTTGCCTCTACCTCCTCTGGTGAATGTCCGTCAAGCCAGTTCCATTCCTGATGTATACTGCCAATGTCGGCTTCCTTATCAGGCAACCACTGAAAGCCATGAAGCCAAGAGCCTGTCTGGGTGTTTACTTCCAAAGGGGTTAGCCTTTTGTTAAGTTCATGTCCACAGTTCCAAAGAATAAGGCTTGACCAGTTCTTGCGGCGATATACTTCCTGCTTGCGTCCATCCATCTTATATTCTTCGGTGGGTTCATACTGATGTTTAACACAATACAATGGATAGTAGTCCATGTTATATTCTTCAAACAATTCATTAATATCTGTGCGAAGGTACATGTCGCAGTCCATGTACAATGCCCAACCCTGATACATATTCAGGGCAGGAACAAGGAAACGTGTGAAGCTAAAGTCTGTGGAGAAGGGCTTGCCATCTATATCATCAATCATCTGCCCGTCTTTAACGGTGTGCTTGCGATTGTATAATCCCATACGCTCCACAACATCTTTACGAATTGGTTTAACATCCACATTTTCAACGGCAATACGTTCGATGGTAAACTTGAGTACTTCATAGGCTACATCCTCTCTTGGATCATAGCCAATATAAACTGTGTTGGGTGACTTTCTCATTGTATCTCCTATGTAAAATGGGGGAGCAAACGCTACGCACTCCCCCAAGTTTCGTTACAGGCTGTAAATCTTTTCTTTCTTGTCTTCAGGTACTACCTTTTGAAGCTTGATGGTAAGCAATCCATCTTTAAAAGAAACATCATCTACAACCACGTCTTCGGCAAGAGTAAAAGACTTTGAAAAAGGTCGCTTCGCTATGCCTTTATGTACGATCTTTTCATCGTCCTCTTCTTCGGCTTTCCTGCCGCTGATAGTTAGCTTGCTGTATTCTGTTTTTACTTCCAACTCCTCTTTAGTAAATCCAGCAGTGGCTAACTCAATCGTATATTTTCCATCACTATTTTCTACTAGATTATGGGGTGGGTAGGCATTATAAATAGAACTACCTGCCTGATGATTCTTCATTCTTAGCATATCTCTAAAAAGTTGCTCATGTCCCACAGTCCATGAACAGAACTTGGAAAAGAAGGGATCATCACTTAGTGTCATATACGCATTCATATCATTTCTCCTTATAGCAAGTTGATATTGTGTGACCCATTATTGGCATCACATATATATTATAGTGCATAAAGTGGCTTTTGTCAAGAACTTTTTTTAAACACCACAGGAGCCACCGTGTCCAGTGATATCACAGATGTCATGTGTCTCTAGTCCTTCCTCAAACTCCTCGCCAAGTTTCTCTACAGCCTCACTGTAAGGCACACTGCTAAGTGGTTGTCCTCCCCTGCATCCGTCAGGGTACACCGTGAAACCTCGCAACCTGTGAGCGTAAGAGGCAAGAGTATCAGTAAACTCAGTAACAGTATCTTCATTGTTAAGCTTACTCCCCCACTTGGGCAGATTGATTGTGCTGCTAATGGACATATCAACATAGTCCTGCACATCTGCCTGAAACTTCATGCGCCTCTTGTAGTCCTCTGCCAGATCAAGAGCGGACTCAATCTTGTTAGGATCAACACCATAAAGATCAATGATCTCCTGTGCCGCACTGTCCACCACATACTGATAGTGCCAGCGATTACCACCCTTTAGATATCTGCGCTTATAGGCAACTGCAAAGATAGGTTCTATGCCTGTAGATGTACCAGCTAAAATTCCAATAGAGCCTGTTGGAGCAATGGCTCGATTAGCGACAGGGCGACTACACCCAAGAGTATCAGCAAAGTCGGCGCTAACGTGATCACTAACTCCTTTATAGACTGCCAACCACTTGTGAAGTCCTTCGGTAACTTCATACTTCTGTCCTCCTTTAATCAGCCATTCATGCATACCCATCAGGCCAAGACCAAGCCTACGGTTCTTCTCTCTTGTCTTGTAGACCTTATCGTATGGCAGCTTGGCCCTGAGTGTGCCGCATAGAAGGAACTTGGTGCCAAGCTCCACTACATCTGCAAACTCTTTCAGGTCATCAATGCGACCCATATTAATAGAGCCAAGATTACAAACATCAGAATCATCTTCAGATGTAACCTCCGTGCAAGCGTTGCGTAGTGTCTCATTTTCCTTCTCAAAGAAATTGAATGAGAACCCCGGTTCGGCGGTAGATAATGCTTGTTGAACATTAGTCTTAAAAGTATCTCCAACATCTCCTGTCTTCCAGTAGTTAAGTAACCATTCAGTATCGTAGTTTACGCTGATGTTTGTCATATCCAGCGGTGCTGTAAAGTTAAAGTCTTGTTCCTTGATCTGACCAATGGAGAAACCTGTTTCACCTACTGGCATATCATACCAGTTCTTACTGGCAAGAAACTTATCTACATCAGGATGCTTCCAGTTAAGGCTGGCATAGATAGCAGACCTGCGACTACCACCTTGCATAACACGCCTACCAATCTCATTGACCATCTGCATCTTTGGAATAGGACCAGAGGCAAGACCTCCCGTACCATTCAACAGCCGTCCTTCTTCACGGTATACAGAGTAGTCCACTCCGATACCACCACCCGTCATAAGACAGGACTCGGACTTCCAAGAGATGTCAGCCCAATCTTCTCTGGTATCCTCCTCTGCCTTGAGAAGGTAACAGTTATTAAAGAACTTATTCTCACGCCCTGCATAGTAAAGATAACGACCACCGGGAATAAACTTCAGGTCTGTGATCATACGTTTCAGTTCGTCCTTGTCCTCCCTGCTGAGATGTTCCTGACATACATCGTCTACCAGTGTGGACGCCAGTGCATCCCATGTCTCACACCCATGATGGGCATACTTGTGTTTAAAGATGTCTTCGCTAAACTTGGAGCGAAACATCGGGTTTTCATTAGATCGAAATTGTGGCATAGCTTTGTTCCCTTTCTAATTATCGTATTCCATTTCCAATATGAGTTGGGCATAGTGGATTGCTTTTTCGATAT